TTACCTTGACGAATTAATAATGTAAACGTTCCGTTATTTATGTTTGGAGAAACAATTTGCCATCTGTAATTATCTGCTGTTCCGTTTTGTAAGGTACCATCTGAATACAATGAACCTGAACTATTCATCATTTCTCCTTCAGATAATGTTTCTAAAACAAATACATTGTTTAAAGAACCTGAATCTGGGATATTAGATGAAGTAGCAGGAGTAAATGATCCACTTACTACTCTAGTTACAAGTAATGAAGTACCACCACTATTAAAATAATTATATGCTGAAATTGAGGTAAAATAAGAATAAGTTTGGCTTCCACTTAAAAATGTAGTGCCAAACTTATTTGAATAATCACTATATGTTGTGCATAAAGTAGGTATTCCTACTCGTCCTTTTACAGTTGGTCCAATAATAGCGGCACCAGCTTGAATAGGTCCTTGAGTGATAAATGATTGATCGTTTTCTATAGCTAATACACCAGGTGATACAATTGTTTCTGCCATTGCAATAAATTATTTTATTATAAATATGGTGTATCCTAAATAGATCAATCTAATTTAGTAATTTCACCTGTTCTTGGATCAATATTTACCTTACCGTATTTATCAAATACTGATTTTGTAAAATCTTTTTCTAAATTTGAAACTTCAGCTAAAAATTCTTTAGCATTTTGATAACGTGCTTCAATTTGAATTTTGATCATTTCAATTTCACCTAACTCTAATACTAGTGATTGTGTTTGGTTTTGAATTTGTTTTAAATTGTTTAACTCTTCTTCGGTTAAAAACTGTTTTTCTGTAACTGTTTCCATTTTTTATTTATTTGTTTATTATTTTGCTGCCCATCCAGTATTTCCTGTTCCTGTTTCTTTTACATAAAATGTAGAACCTACTCCACCATTTATGTCAATATAAGTAGTTCCTACATTAGCGGCAAGTACTCCTTCAGGAGATCCAGAACCTTTTAATTTTAATGGAGCATATATATTACCTTCTGTTATCCAATAATCAGGTTGTTTTCCTGCTGAGGTAATAGATGTTGGGGTTGCAATATTTAAATTGTTTCCTGAATCAAAGAAATTTGTAAATGAATTAGCTGGGTTTATATAGGCTCCTCTAATCTTGCTTCCATCTCCTATTAATGTGTTTCCTATAAATGTAAAATTAGTTATATTAGCTCCAGTATTTGCTTGTAAAAAGTATCCATTTATTTGAGAACCACTGAAATAACAATTTTGAATGTTTAAATTTTCAATAGGAGATGCTAATGTTATAGGAATAGAATATGCATTATATATTTTACAATTATCTAAGTTTAATTGTTTTAGATTTAATCCATTATCTGTTATAACTAAACGAGGTGCATTAGTTTCACAATTTGTTAATGTTACAGGTGTATCATCGTATAAACGTAAAGCAGAATAAAATGCACTAGAACCTGTTGAAGGAGATGAATATATAATTTTTAAATTTTCAATTCTAAATTCATTTGAACCCCCTGTTAAATTATTGTCATTTAAATTAATTCCACAACGAACATTGTATGATTTTATATTTTTTACGTTAACAAAAGAAGAAGTAATGGCAGAAATATTAAGACATATACCTGCATCATCAAAAGATGGGTTGTACATGTCAATGTCTTCAATAGTTAAACGTTGGACCTCAGTACCTACAGCTGAGATTCCAATAGAGCAATCGTCTAGATTTAATCCTTTAACATATATTTCTTGGATTCCATTATACGGTCCAGTTGAAGCACCAGCATAACAATCTTTAACATTACAATTTATTATATATGTTGTTCTACCTTCTATACTAAAACCATTAGGAAATCCTGCTGGGGGAGGTGAGCCATATCTGTTAAATCCTCCAATTGCTGTACAATTGTAAAAATATACTGAACCACAAGTAGCATGTGAATCAAATATTGAAGATGTTGTATGAGCCTTACCTGTAAAATTTGTTATTTTATTTCCCCATCCTACACCTCTGTCTGAATCTGTTCCAAATGTTATGGAGTGTCTATTACTTTCACTGGTGCCACTAAATGTTCCATACATAGTAGAATTACCTATAGCAATACCATACCCAGCACCATCTTTATTAGCACCATAATTATTAACATGGATTGTAGGGGAATAACAATCTATTACACTTAAAGAACGTTCAATAGCTCCTATAACTTTAACATCAGTGGTTGGAGTATCTAAATACTTTAATAAAATTCCTTTTGAATCAGTTTGACCTCCTTGTTCAATATTCAAAGTTCCTATAGTTTCAAATACACCTGAGGTAATTTTAGAAACACTAGCATCATCTGAAAGTAAATAAGTATCTTCCCACCAACCATAGATATAAATTTCTCCATTAGATCCTGTAGCGTATACTCGTTGGATTTCTCCTTGAGTTCCACCTTCTCCTGATCCTGTATTAAATGCTCGTGCTGAGGTAACTTTAATTAGATCACCTTGTTTTATATTTAATTGAGATAAAGTTACTGAATTAATTGAGGCTGTTGAGTATCCTCTTAAAATATCAGTAGTAGCATTGTATCTTGTAGATCTACTTCCTGTTGCAAATAAAACAAAATCAGTAGTATCAGATATTAATTTAGATGTTGGTTCACTAAATACTATTGTATTAGTAGCATTAATAGGTTGATTAACACTATAAATACCATTTAAACATATCGGAATATTAGTAGTTCTAGATGCACTAAAAGCACTTTGAAGAGCACTTGTATCGTCCGCTATCCCATTTCCTATAGCACCATAACTTTCAGGGAAAATAAATCCACTAGCTGAGGTTAAAGTTATAGGTAAATTAGTTAAACCAGAACCATCTCCAATAAAAGATCCTGTAAAGGATCCTGTTATATAATAATATTGGTTTGCTAATTGTTTAGGTTGGATTAATGACATTATTTACCTTGTGCTGTGTACGGTTTGATGTAGTTTTTACTTGTTTTGTTTTTACTTGTTTTAGATTTTGCATGAACTCCCGGACGTCTTTTACGTGGTTTTCTTACAAATGAAACTGCTGATTGTAACTTTGCTTTTGCCATTTTATTATAAATATAAATTAAACACTAAATTTTCCAATTGAAGTAATAACATCTGTAGCTTCTAAGTTATAACCTAAAGCTACAGTATCTAAAACTAAAGTGGAAACACCTCCACTTTGTGTAAATGACACAACATTTGAATTGTCTATTAATACACCATTAATGTAAAATACAAAATCTGATAGTGAAGTAGCAGGTAAACCTGCAGGGGCAGTTAACCAACCTGCTGCAAAAGTTGCTGTGGTTGAAGAAACATAAGTTCCACTTAAAGTAGTATTTGAATTTAAGTATGTTATGGTAGCTTGATTTACAGGACTAGCAGCAACTGCCTCACTTGGGTTACCAGGAAATAGTACTTGAGGCCTTCTAGCTTGAGTAGTTAAAAATTCAGCCCCTACTCCTTCAACCTCTAATCCAATAATAACCTGAGATTTGCTGTTATATTTTTTAATAGCTGTAAGTTGTTTTTGAATATTGTCTGGGATGATATATCCTTTAATGTTTAAAGTAAATGTAGCTTTTACTATTCTTTCTGTATTGTCTGAGATTTCAATTGGGGTTGAATATGAATCAATTGTAGCCATGAATTTAAAACGTTCAGGATTTCCCCAATATGCATCAGATGCATAGTTTATAGCTTCAACTATTTTATTTAATTGAGATACGTAATATGTTTGAATAGTACATGTGTAACTTATATTAACATAATCAGGTACTACATTAACTATAAATTGTTCTGTTGGTATTCTATTATTTAATACATTAAAGTTTGAATAAGCATTTTTAGGATTGTATACTTTTTTCCAAGATGTATATAAATTTGGACTATTTGCATCTAATTTATTACCCAATGAACGTACTTTATTTATACTATCACGTTTAAACATGATTATTGGAGCCATTATAGCACCATTTTTATCTTTGTAATATCCGTCTTTTTGAGTTGATTTCCATCTTTCAGGTGAACCGTAAATTACAGGTACTGCAATTCTATCTCCATTTTGTATAACTGAGGGTCTAATTACATTGGAAAAGTAATAGTGAATCGCCTCATCTATATCTTCAAATCCAATTGTAAATGGTTTTGTTGTATCTCCTTTAAATGAAAGTTGATTTGAACGATTAAATCCAACACCATTTTGTTCATTTGCTGTAAATTGTTCAAAATTTGAAGGTATATTTGGATTACCGTATGAATCCCCATTATCCGGATTTACATACGGATTTATCAAATCATTTGAAATTTGCTTTTGAGATTTTGGATTGGGTTTTCTAGTTCTAGGCATACGTTAAATTCTTTCTCTGGTTATACCTACTTTATCTGCAGGAACATAATGTGCTGTACAAATTATAGACCAATTTGAACCAAATCCTTCTAATCCTGGGTTTAAAGGGTTTGTATTGTATGGGTAAGCTGGGTCTTTTCCAACTACAAGTTGGTTATCGTTAACATTACTGATTTCCCAATATGCTTCATACCACATAATAATATCTCCTGTTTCAGGTAATACACTAGCATCAACTAGATCATCACGTAGGAATCTAAATGTCATTGGTCTTTCATAGTCAACACCAAAGTCTACAATTGGTTGAGAGGCATCCCCTCTTTCAATTAATACGTTTAAAAGAACAGGATCAGCATAAAATCTAGCACCTGATGCTTCACCATAAATGTTTACTTTGGTTTCAGCTGTTTTAAGTTGATAAAATACACATTGTTGTGTAATAACATCCCATAACAACTCTCTGTTAAGGTGTCTAAATAATGAAATATCGCGTTGTGTACCAAATAATGCGCACATATTTAATTTAATTTTTTAAATTCCCATTTATATCCTTTATAAAATGATGTTTTGCCATTACAACATAAATTTATATTAGGTTGATAAAGTTTTAATTCTTTAGCAGCCATTGCTCCACTACTCCATTCTTTAATAAATATGCCTTCTAAAGTATATTGCAGTACTGGTTTTGATTTGGCTTTAATAACAGCATTTATATGATTATTTTTTGGTATTCCTTTATCTTTTCTAGGTTTTGTTCTGTTTTGTTTTATTCCTGTTTTAGATTTAGATATCTTATCACGTTGCTCTTGAGATAAAGATTTTCCTTTAAACCAGTAATTTGATCTACCCTTATGACAAAGGGATTTTTTAAGTTTAGTTTCTTCACTATCGTATGAGCCATATCCTCTACCCAAACGATTGTTTAAATGTTTATTCGAAAGAACATTATAATGTTCCCCCCAAAAAATTTCCCTTTCATCAAGTTGCTCTACATGGCATTCTTCTATTACTTCAAATATATGTTTTTCAGGGCCGTATTTTTTTAATGAATTATATAGGCTAGGTTGGTCTTTACAATGCATTTTTTCATATTTTTTCCATCTAACTATATGATTAGTAGTTTGACCTATATAAATCTTCCCGTTTGGATTAGTTATTTTATATATTCCTATCATAATTATCCTATAAAAATTGTCATTGGTACGTAATTAATTGTCTTTTGTTGGCTTTCTGCTTCAAGTGCTTTCTTTTCAAGTAAAGCTTTACGTGAAGTTGTGTCTAAATATGCTCTTAAACGCTCAATTAAAGCTGTTTTTTCACTTGTAGCTGCTGAAATTAAATCAGATTGATTTAAAGTTACTTCAGATCCTGGGATTGGAATTGTTGAGTATTTACCTCTAATATATCCTAGCATTTCTTTTGAAATTGCTAAAGCATATTCAAATATCCAAGAACGACCAATTGAATTTATATTACTGTAAGTTGGATTTTCATACGGAACGTCCGCTACATTTGTTATCACACTACCACTTATATCAGCATATGGTTGTCTAGTTTCACTTAATTTAACATATTGGAACCAAAGTTTATAAGCGTTTCGTGGGATTGGAAACAATTTTAATTGATTGTTAACAAGTTCAAAAGTGTACTGTGATTTTCTAATTTGATCGTTAAATTCAATTGCTTGTATTTT